CATCGTTCTCTATAAGCAGTAAGTATGAATAACCTTTATCTAGTGCTTGCTCGACAGCCCAGTTACGCATAGCTGTCATGCCGCGGAGTCGTATCCCACGGATAATTCCTGTACTCGCCTCCTCCTGTGGGGTGAACATGCCAGGGATAAAGACAGTTACGGCATTACCGTGAGTAAGGGCCATCTCCTGAATATCGTCTAATGTAGTGCGCCCGTCCCCGTAATGCCAAGGACGTGGCCCCATTATGGCTATAAGAACGCTCGTGGCGAGGGGTGCCTTCGGCACAACACCTACTGGCACCCCTTGAATATACTCCACGGGAGAGGACAGTTCCCGTTGGAGTCCGTGGATCATACAACGTGCTTTCTAATATAGGTTCATCAGCATGACGGTGTGATACTCGTTGTCTACGCCAGCTTTACCGTGTACCCTTGCAACCGCTGGTGTAGTATCGGCCCCAACCGCAAGGAACTGCCCTGCATGGTTAGAGCTTGCACCCAATAGAGTTCCAAACGCAGGAGTTCCGTCAATAGCCACAACGGCTATTCCAGCAACCTGTACCCATCCAAAGTAGTCTGCGGTCATGCTTCTCGTAGTTACACCTACAAACCTACCAGCAACAGCAGCAGGAGCGACAACGATATCCTTGTAAGGACTTTTTATCAAACCTACTGTCTCTGTTCCGTTGGTAATTGCTGTGACCAAGCCATCTGGCTCATCAAGATTAGCTGTTAATACACCACCCGATGCAACGACTGCGTGTGACTTAATCTTGTACATTTCGTGAGGATTGGCAGACGTTCCCAAAATGGGTAGGTTGATGAACAAGTACCCTTCTGCGTAGAGATTCTTTGCAGCCGCGGTACCACCGAGCGTTACTGCAACTGTGGTAGACCCAGCAGCAGTTGTTGCTACCGCTAGGTCTTCGTCATGGTTGCCAGCAGGAGCCTCACTAGCGACGAGCAACCCTTCTGTAATCGCTGAACCGCCATTCTCTACATACCTAAACTTTCTCCCGTCCACAAACACCATCTCCGTTCCGAGTTTGTGTTTCTGGGCAGAGGTCTGAACCTTTTCCCATCCATACATTCCACTAATTGTATTTGGAAATGCCATTTCAAACTCCTTCTATAACAGGCTCTATGTCCTGCGATTAGCCGATGTTATTTTCGTTGCTACAGGCTCGGCTATCTTTACACCCGCACAACTTCTTTTCTCTTCTTGAATGGTACGGTGCGGATTGCATCGCAACCATTCACCTTGCATACTGCTCCGTCATATTTGCCAAACTTATGACCGTATTTATGTATCTGCGTTCCTTCGATAGCCTCTTTCGGTTCAAATATAGGATCACGGTTTTTTAAGCACCACCTACAGGTGCATGTACCCCCTGGCTCCCATGGGAACAATCCTATACGTGCTTTACGCAACACATAGTCTGGGTTCCCAGGTACGTTTTTCAATGCCGCTCCAACATTCTGAGATATCCCTCCACCAACATTGTAGCTTGGCTTATGAAGATATAGCGTTGTCTTCGGCTGCCATTCGTCTACGTACTTCAGCGAAAAACCTATGCGTGCCAGTTCATTCTTTTGCCTATTACGTTCCGTAATCCCTACCATAATTTACCCCTGGTTATGAAGTCGCAAGGTCGCCGATTTCAAACTGTATCGCTGCTCCACGGGTGTCGTCTAACTCAAACACACCATAGTCTGAGGTCATTACGACCTCGGTGGCTCGGAGAGAGGCATCCCTCTGTCGCTCTGTTCTGGTAGCGACACTTGTCAAAGCTGCCATAGCTGTCTTATCAGCTATAACGCCGTACCCTGAGTCATCGGTGCCGATCTTTTCAATGTTCCCGTCTTCGAATATAGGAACGTTGTTTATAGGACGTAGGTTGCTGTAGAAATTCTTTAGTAGGTCTACGCTCCATCCACTGGTAAGCCCTGCTGCCGCAGCCGTATCAGCGGTAGTAGCCGCTTGCTTAGAGAGCGTTGCGACTGCGTTAGGGTGGTGAATGAGATACAGTTGGTTCCCGAACTTGTTCGCCTTGGCGTTAGATATAACAGCATGAGTATTCGCTGTATCCATATCCCGATCGTCAGCACCGAGTACGGTACCGCCATTAAGGTTAGGCCATAGGGCGATAACGTCTGTGTCCTTCTTCCGAGCCATGCCGTCACCAAGCTGTCGTCCGATCATGGAGAATACGTTGTCGGCACTCTGCCTAACAAGTTTGTCTGTCAGAATAACCTTGGCTCCGATCTCACTTGCCGTAAGATCGACTGTTGTCATTCCAATTTCTTCTTCATCTACAATGTCCTGCCCGTCTACGAGGTCGGACATAGTCATTTGCCCTACCTTCGGGACAGTAACTTGCTTGGAACCTTTGGGCAATTGAAATTGCTCAATAAGTGCCAGTGCTGGAGCATTATGCTCCTCTGTATACCTCGCCGCTGCGATAATGATCCTTTGGGCATTCTCCAGATTACCAGTTGTTGCTGTCTGTGCCATTTATCCTTTCCTCCTATGAAAGTCCTGCGGCTCTTCTTCCTGCGGCAACGGCCCTTTCAGACCTGTCGTTATTGCTATACCTATCCATCCAATAGTCATCATCTCTCTGGGAAGGCCCAGACGACACACCATTGTCGAATGTCTGGGAGGGAACTTTATCTTGAGTTAGCTTCTTGACTTGGTTCTTCAAGTCGTTAAGCTCTTTTGCATTCTTAGCCGCAAGCTCCATTGCTTGAGGCGTACTATACTGAATCAAGTCTTCGGGATTAATACCGTACTGTCTGCCAAAATGCAGAGCAGCTCTGAACTGTCCTTGTAAGAAAGCCTCGCGGTTCTGCCCCCTTTGCTGTTCTTGCAAGGTTCTATTATAGGCATCAATACGCTGCTGGGTGTCCCTATTGGCCTCTTCTAGTGAATAGCCTTCGTTAACCAGACTGTCACGATACTCAATCGCCTGGGCTTGAGTCTGTGCCTTTTGAGCCTCAGCCTGGAGCCTTCTAGCTTGTTCGAGAGCTAAATCACGTTCTCTTTGGGCCTGAAAGATTGCTTGCTTAGTTGCATCGGGTTCAGGTGAGGGAGCTTTATCTACAGGAGCTTCAGCTACAGGAGCTTCAGCTACAGGAGCGTCAGCTACAGGAGTAGTAGGGGCTTCACCTATCGGATCGGTAGGCGTAGGGCTTTCAGCTCTGTCCCCTGCCTTATTAAGACGTTCTATCTCGTCCAATATACTCTCAGTAGCTGTATCTTCATCAGTAGCTATCGGAGTATCGTCTGGTTCAATATATTCATTAGTCATAAAAAACCTCAATAAAAATGACCCAAGGGAATCCCTTGGGCCATTAGACCATGAGCCACCATATGTCGCTGGCTAAGACGTTAGCATAGGTTTCTTTTCCTTGTCAAGTAATAGAGGCTTACTCATGCATCCACCATGCTTAGCAAGAATGAAACGCATCTCCCTATTCCTCAAACGCTGATAGTTATTCGTTCGGAATATCTCGTCTCTACACTGTCTATATATTGTCTGATTGCCTGGAAGGCACATTATTTAAACCCTCTCATTCTCCCATAAATCAGTATCTAAGTATATTAGCCTGTTGAAATAGACTTCTTTGTTTTACTGGCTCTTTACTAGTGTCTTGGACTTCTCCACGCAACCTAGATTCAGTTTTTGGATAATAGAATAATTGATTGGACAGAGCCGCCAAGTCAGGTCTTCCCTGCGCCTTAAGGTATAGCTCCCTTGCGTTCTGAGATGCTCTGATCTCCGACTTCAGCGCACGAGGTAGGTTAGCTACTATGTCCATAGGCGTTGGGCGTCTGTTAGTATTCCTAAGAATATAATCCTGCTGCTTTGAACCCCAAGTTCGTCTTAACTTAGCTTCTTCCTCTTCAAATTTATCCCAGTTTATTTCCTCGAATACCACATTTCCTTCCTCGTCCTCGTAGACTTCCTTAACTCCAGGCATATCGTATATGGATAGGTACTCGGAGTATGCACGTTTGTTCGGGTCGGGATCATTTAGGTCACGTGGATCGAACTCCATTTCAAGTCCAGCCTGTATACGCATACCTCTATATTTCGCCTCAATTGCTTTTATGTAAAAGTAGTCGGGTTTTCCTTTGGATATAACCTCGTTCAATTCCGTCAAGCGTTGCTCTTGAATGTTATCCATCTGCAATCCATATATTGCAAATTCACCACCTCTTCTTACTCCTGTGGCCAGCCTTCTTGACATCTCTTTTTTAACCCGTGGGGCTTCCATAGATATATCTTTTATGAATGGCTCTGCATCGTCCCACTCTTTCATAGGGCTGCCGTCTGGCATTTTTAGGCCAATATCCTCCAGGGCACTACCGAGAAACTGTCGTGTACCCTCAGCCCTAACATTTATACCGCCAGTACCCTGTAACACCTCACCGATAGCACCTACACGTCCCTCGGCTTCAGGTAGAACCCTACCAATAGCAGGGACTTTTGCTTGCAATATATTCCGTGCAGACTGCCCGAAGCCTATTGGTGTAAATAAGTCATCTATAAGCTGCGTAACACGGGATACCACTCCACCTGGGCCTACTTTACCAACAGGCTCTCCGAAGAATGTCTTGCCAGTTATTTGAGTTCTCCCAGCCCGCATAGGTACTGACTCTCTTGCAGTTAGAAACGATATAGGGTCAAGTATACGAAACGCTGTGTCCATCTGCCCCACAATGTCTAGCGTCAGATCGGCACCCCCACGGCCCTTTATAGGTATATCGGGTGCTGCGAAATCCTGCCTATACCCTAATGGATTAAGAGTATGAAAATCTTTTGATAATGGGACAAATCGCTTCCATGGGAGTACCTCCCCCGTTGTAGCAAAGTGGATTGTGTTAGCTACAGCTAGAACGGCTAGGTAAGACCCTAGCCAGTGCGTTCTCCAGAACGAAGCATGGGGGCCACGTATTCCCTTTGTAACTTGTCTCAGCAACGCCTCATTTTCGCCAATAGAGAAGAAGTACCTCGTTAAAAAGGCACGGACAGCCCTATTTTGGAAAACGCTTTGTTCAGCAGGAATTGTTGAATAGAGGAAGTTTGCTGCCTCCGCAATCATGCCATTAAGAGCTTCATCCGTAGCATTGGGCCACTTCCTGGCCATCGCAGGAGCAACAAAATTCTTAATAGTCGATATCTGAGCAGCAGGGTATGTACCTTCAAAGAGAGCACGACGCATGGCACTTTCAAGCTGACTAACCGCACGGGCAACTGCCTTTACTTTCATCAATCCATTTTCTTCGGCGATAATTCGTGGAAGTTTATCAATCCCCGAAGGTAACATGGTGGGGTCTATGTTAGAAAGGCCCGCCTTCATAATCCCTAAAAAGTGAACACCTGGCCTATCCTTTAAAATCGGCTCGGTACTGTTTAAAGTTTCCCTAATGCGAAGCCTTGCACTAGGACTAACATTCGCCTCGATGATTTTATACGCCTCTCTGGGCCACAGTATCGGTTTCTTAATAGCCGAGATTGGTTTACCTGCCAGTAGGTCATCTACCATACCAGAGAAAGTACCCGCCAAGCTCCTTTGTAAAAAGTCACGTTGCTGGAAAATCGATCCGAACAGCTTAGACCGCTTTGGTAGAAATACCACAGCATCAACAGCTTTCATAATATCAATCTTTCTGCTACCAACGTAAATATTTCCGAGACTTGGAGGTATTCCATACATATTTTCTAGGCGTGTAGCGAGCTTGTCTTCAACAACATATCGGCCTCTGAAACCTCGAATCTCTGTTCCGTCAGACGCAAGCGCAACGTATGGCTTTCCCTCAAAAGCTGGGCCTATACGTGGCGTTCGCCAACCAGGGATGCTCATCCCACTAGCGTCATGTACCGCCAAGTTAAGGTTTTTTAAATCCTCAATTAACTGTGTTTGTTGACGTGTTTTTACCCCCATCATCCGAGAGAATCTCTCTTGTTCATAAGGATTTAGGAATAAAGGCTCAAATCCAAGCTCACGCATTTCCTCATAGCTGGCATCTACGCGTGGCATATCGAAAGCAGGACGAGTACCTACTCGGCCAGGAGCACCCGAAGCGGGCATACCCTTTGGTCTAAGCCATCCACGATAGAAATAGTCGTTAACCGTAGCCCTTTCAGGATCGAAGTCAATCCTAGCTGCTTCCTCGACGTCCGTCCTACCCCTGATAATACTATAGTCTTCCTCGAAGCCTCTGGGTATCTTTACCTCTCCACTTGCTACACGGCTAGGATTATGAAGGGAGTTATTTAAATCATCCATAATAGGCAAGTCTCGTTCTCTTAGTACCAGCCTACCATGATGAAATTGTCCTATTCCTTTTTCCCTGAGACTTTGAGAGCCATGTCTAACGGCAATACCTGCCTCATTCTCGGCTGATCGGATTTCTGATATATGGCGACGTAACAACGTCAACGCTGGCTCATCCTCTTCACCAGGAATACGCTGCCGTAGTACTCTTGCTAATGTCTCGTCTGGCCCGCCAGGAGTCGGAGGTGTCGTAGTCGTAGTCGTAGGGGGCAGTTTTCCCCCTCCAGCACCGAATGGTTGCCTAACCCCTTGACCTATATCGCCTACAGTAGGAGCAACGGGTGGTTTTTTGCCTATAATGGATGGGGTCTCCCCCACAACGGGCAAAACGGGGGGCTTTGCGGCTATAATGGCTGGGGTCTCCCCCACAACAGGCGCAGCGGGGGCTGCGGTAATAGGACTAACATCTTCTATAACATCCTCATCAGGTACCTTTTTTCTACCTGGGAACTTCGCACCGCCTCGCTCTCCTGCTAATATACGTTCTACGCCAGGATACGTTTTACGTAACCCCAGTAAGGACTGTCGTCCAGCAAACCCAAAAGCCTTTGCCACAGCATCTTCAACTTCTGCTACTGGCCTTGCTCCCTCTGATCCAACCTGAAGGGCCTTCTGAGCTGCTAGATATGCCAGCTTAATAGGCCCCTTTTTGGTTGCAGCTAGTGTCCCCATCTTAGCCGCCTGGATTCCCATTTTGACCATTGTCACTTTGCCAGTTGGGCTTACTAACCAAGGTATAGCTTCTACTGCGCCACGTACTCCCCAAGGTAATTTGGGTTGTTTAGATTCCCCATACTCTAGGAATTCGAGAAACCCCTGCCTACTCCTAAATGGGTCTTTACCTGATATTTCACGGAATTCCTTTCTCTCATCCCATAAACGTCCAGGCTCGAACTCACCCCATTTACCAGGAAGTATTGGCCCAAGATTCTTAGCCGCAATCCCTAGAGCACCTCTTGTAAATAACTTCGATCCTATAACCGACGCCTCCTCAATGGGTTTATACTCTTCCGCAATCTGGCTCCCCATTCTAGGCAGCAACTTCTTAGCGGGCTTGATATAAGATATGGGAGGGATAGCTCCAATGCCTGACCTAATACCTTTTTGAAACTTTTCAAATGCAGATTTAGGCACATCCGCTAACGGGCCAGGCCCTTGCCTTCTTAGGACATCGGCAACGGGTTCTCCTTCTAGTGGCTGCCTCTGACGCTGAACTCTTCCGACAGACTCCATAAGTTCTTGTGTACTACGGGGAGGTACTGGCGAAGGCTTGGTTTTTACTGCCTGATATTCTTCTTGGATAGAACGCATACCTGGGTAAAAGCGACTTACAATATCATGTACTCGTTTTGGGTTTATCTTAAGCTTATTAACAAGCCCCCATTCGGCAACCTCATGGTTTATATAGTTTTCTTCGTTAATTAGATTACCTTTGGTATCACGATATCCAAGATCACGTAATTTCCTAGCTCTCCTTCGGTGTTCCTCAACAATATCTTTTGGTCTCTCACCTTTCCATTCTTCAACTAGAGTTGGAAGAGACGGCAAAGACCGAACAGGCTGCTGGGAAATAAAGCTACGTTTCTCACGCTCCCGATCCCCTACTGTTGGAGCAAACCGTTGCCGTAGGAATGGGTTAGGCTGAGTCATTAGAAGAAGAGGAACCTACCTCTAGGACTTAATCTGCTAGCTGAGTAATCACCCCTTAAAGCGGGAGGCAGAGAAGCGAATCGCTCCGCAAATGGTATTGGCCTAGTTGGAGCAATAGGCACTCCTTCTGTCCTTCTATCTTGCGGTAGTCGCTCCGAAAGGAAATCCGTAAACTGTCTTGTCGGAGCCTCTCCCCTTCGTAGCTGCTGACCCAGTTGCCCCATGAACCTATTGTGGATATTCTGGAACTGGTTCTGGAAATACTGTCTCTGCCCAGGGGAAGTCACGCCTCTTGGAGTTTGACCAAACTGGTCTTGGAACGAGAAATAAGCAGCCTGTGGAACGTCCTCTAGGTAAGAACGAAATGGATTTCCATCAAAAAATCGAGCCATTACTGTACCCCCAGTATTCCTTTAAACTGCGGCAATGCCCGAACAAATGGCTGTTCAGGAGTTGCGGCTTGGAATTTTAGAAACTGACGATTAAAATAGTCCGAGAAAGCGTCTCTGAACACTGGATTAACACGAGGTAGCACCGACTGAAGAAATTTTTGTTTTGTTCGAGGATTATCCCAAAACCCTACTTGGAACTCTTGCCCTGGAGAACGTAACCGTTCGAGTGTCGTAAATGCATCAGCAACACCACCGAATCTCCTGAAGGTTGCAGGTAGTCCTAGGTCAGTCCCCTCTCGCCTTATAAAATCCCTAAAGGTACTAGCTACGCCTGGAGTAAACCTACCCTCTTCGTCGTATAGCATACCTAATGCATCTTCGCTAAGCCTACCCCGATCATCGTATAGATCATCTGGGCTAATATCAGAAATATCAGAAAGAATGTCTGCCATTCTGGATTTACCCAAAGGACTTGTCAGAAAGGCCGTTTCCATAGGCCCAAACTCTTTCCCAAGAGCAGACCTACCCGCAGGACTTAGTTGCCCATATCCTGGCTGCCCTAGAAGGTACTGTTGAAATACATTGTACGGGCTTACCTCCTGCTCGAATAACGCTTCTTCCCGTGACAACGGCATTCTTCCATCAGTTCCTGTTGGACGACCGAAAGCACCACCATAAGGTATATTAACTTCTGCGCCAGGAGGTGCATTAATGTCTAGGTGCTGAATTGGTGCCGTATATGTACTCTCTTCGACTGGAACAGTGTCACCAATAGGAGGTTTGACTACGGACGGTATAATTCGCCGTGGGATATCTATGTTAGAGGGAAGCTCGGTTGGGAAAGTGTTGGCTAAGCTTATTGCGTTTAATGCGTCTAGCTCGCTCTGTATGCCTCTTTGGGTTGGTACAATTCGTTGGAATGCGTTTATCTCGCTCTCTGTTTCTTCTTGGGTTGGAGAAACAGGAGTGTATGCAAATCTTAGTGCTTCTTCTAGTGTTCTGAGGCCGAACCCTAAACCTGATATTAGCCTCATGGCTTCTTGAGGGTCATCAATAGCCCCTGTAGCAAGGCTATTAAGAATTTGCAGTACTTTTTCCTGGGGAGTCGTTGCAACACGACTCGTGGACGTGGGGAACATGGGGGTAGTAGAGCCAGACGTTTCGTCAAATAATTCTGGTTGATCGTCGGCATAAGTAAAGACCCTAACGGGTCTTCCGTCCAACATATAGCTTCTAACGCCAGTTACTTCTCTGTTTGGGTCTCTCTGTGCCGCCATCCTAGCTTCGAAGATACGAGCTTCTTCTAATGCCTGTGCCCTGTCAGCCCGTTCTTTGTTTATTAGTGCCTGTAGTGCCCAAGGGTCTTGTGTGGTAGCCATAATTCAACTTCTCCTACGGTATTCTTACCTGCGCTCCTGGACGTGGTGATCCTGGCGGTACATTAGGCCCGCCTTGCGGCGTTGGAATAGGTGGCGGCGCACCGAACATAGCGTTAGGAGCCGCCTGTGGATTAGCTGTAGGGGGACCACCAGGGCCACCCTGGCCCATACCCGGCGGCATTCCCATACCCTGTGCGGCTATTTTGGCCGACGCGATACGCTGTTGCTTTTCTATCATCATCATCTGTAGTTCATCTAGGAGGATCTCAGCAAGAACATCTCTACCTTGTTCCTCAGCCGCAACCATTAACGACCACAATGTTGCCATCGGAACCATTCTCTCACCGAGTTGTTCCTTAATGGCATCGTCGATCATATCGCTATCCTGTACTTTTAACTTGTTTTCCCTAATCCATCTGTCTGGCATCAGTGGAACTGGCCCCTCACGTAGCATCTGGGCCATCGCCGCATTGCTCATATCGTCTTGAGGTAGGTTACCCACCAAGCTGATCTCAGGATCGCAACCTTCTTTTATTATCTCAGGTGTTGCTTCAAGCTCAAAATACTTTCTGGAGTTATCACGACCACTAACTTTAAGCGTTTCAAACGCTCCTGTAGCGTACTGATCACTCAGAAGATTAGTTATCTGTCTGTAAACACGTTGAATAAGTTGGAGTACAGGCTGAATAGATGTATCAATCCCCTGACGTAGTTGCGTTATGGCAAAACCAGATAGCTGGAAGGCAATATCTCCGTATGCGCTATGCGGTATCGTGCCACGCTGTATCTCCCCTGAAACAAGGCCTATAAACGTACCTGCATCTCTAGTCATCTCCAGCAGTTTTACCGCTTCAATCTTCTCTCCTTCTGCTAAAGACATTACAACACCAGTCTCATAAGGAGATTCATCAAGTGTTTTCTCACCAGACCTGGAGGCAAATATGATTGGCGGTTTTCTAGCTCGTGACACAAGCTCTAGAACGATAGACATAATTAAGTTATAGCTTTTATATGACTGTCTAGACGCCTCGAATATGCTTTCACCGTGATCTCTGGCGGTATCATCCAGCGTATCCGACTGTATAGGAGGCATAGAACCTGCTATCCCTAGGAATACAGGTGTTCTCGGAGAGCCGTGCGGTGTTCTCTTCTTGAGTATCGTTCCGTCATCAGCAAAGGTCATATTGATTTGAGAATCGTAGTAATCGTATATCTCAATACCCCTGTCGTCGTCGGTATATGATTCCTGCGGTATATCCTTGCCGTACTGAGCCTTGACCTCGTCTCTCGTCTTGTTTATTACATAGCAAGCCCAGTCTAGACCGTCCCTGCCAAAGCCCCAGTAGGAATGTAGTGGGTCCCATGGGGTTATATCAACAACGGTGGTACCGTCATCCCGCTTTCTAAGCAGTGCTCGGCCTATAATATGCCCTCTCAAGGCACCAAAAAAAGCGAACTGGTCTTGTGACGGGGGCAGACCCAGGTCTTCCAGCCTTTCGTCAGCAGCTCTAAGGGTTCCGATAAGGAACTGTTCCTTCTGGTTATCAATATCCCGTTTATGCCTATCCTCCCCGTGTATTGGAATTTGAATTATCCTGTTAGCGGAGGAGGCCCAGGAGATTATCTTCTTAGAAAAGTTCTTAGGATCGCTAGAAGTATAAATATGGAACCCTTCGTTCTCACCTTCATGCTTTTCGGGATCGCTAGGCAGGGTTTCGTCAAGACGAGCCATTGAGTAGTCTTCATCAAACCGTTCACGAAGGCTTATCGTGGCATCTCGGTGCCGTTGCACCTTGTCTCTGATAGCTGCGATGGTTATTTTGGCCATATCACCACCGTTTTACTAGAACTTTTTGCCGATTACCCACGTAACCGTATCCGTATCTATCTACGATACCATAAATAACAGCTTTTATCCCATGATTATACTTATCTTCGGGTGTTTGTCCAACAATATTGCCTTCTGGGTCAGTTTTCCACCGATAAACTCTCGTTTGTCCATCAAATGGGTTAGGACACGCACCAAATTCGCTCAAAACCCCTGCACATTTGGGATTAAATACAATTCCAGGCACTCCCATAATGGGATCGGGCTTTAAAAACCCTTTCAACCTCTCGGTTCCCTCATTAATCCTGATCTTTTCCCCGGATGCATAAAGACCTGTCTCGGCCATCCATACTTCTGAGACGGAGGTCATGGAATGATGTTGATCTTTGTATTGTGGATCGGAAACAAGGTACTTAGCTTCTTCTTTCCACCACGGTCTTTGCATCGCTAGCTGTATAACTTCCTTTTGAAGTAGGTGTTGAACGTATATCTCGTCAAAAACCTGCATTCGGTTGTTAATAACCTGGGCTACAAGCAGCGCATGTGCGCTTTGAGATCCGTAACCAGGGTCTTCCCACAAATAGATAGGCTCACCGATCACCCATTCGACGTCTTTAACATGAATATCTGGTCTGAACTCCCCGAACACCAGTCCTCTAGGCGGTACGGGTATACCAGCGATACGTTCCATGAAGAATGCGTCACTGGATTCCCGTTCAAGTTTAAGTATTTCTGGATCGTTCCGACCGCCTGGGTACAAGAAGGTATTACTCCAGGTAGGTAATGAAAAGCTCTGTCTATCGTCAACCCCGCTCTGCCAGGCTTTCCACAATTGGGGATACCACCCAAGGCTGCCTTCAAACGTCCCTGACATGATTATCCACCCCCGCTTATGTGCGGCACGGCTTCTCATGCGCTCCCAGACATTTAAATCCAATTGTGAAGCTTCGCAACCGATCTGTCCGTTAGGGGAATCCCTTGTTAGCTTACGTGGATCGGTTCCGCTCTTGGTTTCTATCCGTATTTTAGCCTTCCGCTCCCCCGGCATAGTCACGGTAACGTACCCAGGGTCAACTCTTTTGGTTGCATACACAGCACTATGCCCGAATATAGCGGTTAGGTGGTCAGATATATATTCGAACTCTCTTGCGGTCTGTGAATAGTCAGGCCCGACCAGCCAGTAAAGCAGCGGCTCGTTATCGTCATACTTACCTAGGTCTTCCATAATCCGCTGCAGCATGTCTGCGCTAACCTGCATAGACTTGCCGCCCTGGTCACCACCAGCGGTCAGGATGAACCTCTTTCCAGACGCCAGAATGGGCTTCTGCCCTTCTGTAGGGGTAAAGCCCACCTTCTTAAATATATATTCGGATAACTCGTTCTCTACTTCGGTAGTCATTGACCAGCCTAAACTTCGTTTATAATCCGTTCGGCTTCTTCAACGTGATTGGTTTCAGATTGAACCTTCCTATTTTTCTGCTGCCTCATGGATATCTGCTTAAGCTCAGACAGAACGTTCTTAACGGTATCGTCCCGCTCTAGCATACCAGTCCTATACTTCTCAGGAAGGTTGGCATTCAATAGTGTTATTAACAAAAGCGGTGATTGGCCAGGCTTCATTTGAAATGCGGTCTCTACGGCAAACTGCTCCAACCTATCGGTAAACACTTCTGACGCTGTGGCTAGCTTGGCACGAAACCCCAACGTATCGTTAACTTCCCACAGCCTTGCCGCCTCGGTAGATATCCCAGCATATTTGGCTGCTGTGGTCTTAGTTCTGGTACGACCGTACTGTTCTAAGAACCGTTCTTGTGTCTTGCGTATTCTATCCTCCAGCATAAATACACCTCCATCTAAATCCTAGTATATCACAGGGTGTGGTTGCGTGGGATTATAAGCGTTCCATAGTTTCTGTTTGC